CCTGCCGAGCATCCAGCCCATCCATCCCCCCTTGAAAAGCCAAAACCTGCGCCACCCCCGCGAATTGCGTCGATGCAGCTTAAGGCAGATGCACCATGCTTCGTTTATGGAGGCCTCAATAACACACTCAGCCAGCCTGCCCAATCCACCGAACCCCGCCTCCGTGGCCCACCCCCAGGATTTGGTGGGTCGAACCAATATTATCATCATTGATACGGAAACAACAGGCCTTGCACCGACGGCCTATGATCCGGAGAAAAAGAAAAAGCGCATGATTCATGCAAGACACAGTGATGCATGGGAGCAGTGTCGTATTGTTGAAATCGCATGGCTACATTGCGACCCTTCTTTCAATATTCTCAACGAGCGATCCTTCATCATCCGCCCAAATGGCTTCATTGTTCCCGAGGCATCCACGCGTGTCCATGGCATCACGACTGAGCAAGCGCTTGCAGAGGGCGTGCCGCTCGCCGAAGCGCTTGCAGCCCTAAAACAAGACCTGCAATCCACACAAACCATTGTCGCTCACAATATGAAATTCGACCAGAATGTCATTCTTTCAGAAATCCTTCGGGCAAATGACGCGCTTCTTGCTGCTCTATGGTCGTCTTGCAAACCGCATTGCACTATGCTGGCGGCAGCGCGCCCAGGGCAAAAGTGGCCAAAGCTCGCAGAGCTATATTTCCGCACCTTCAACCGCGAACCCAATGTTCAACTGCATCGCGCGCTGGATGATGTCAAAGTCTGTGCGGAGCTCTATTTCCATAACGCACGGTCGCATTAATGCCGAACGTTTTCACGTCCGGTTCGCCATCTTAATTTTTGCTCACGAAGACAAGTAAGGTCTTCGGTAACTTGGAAAAAAGATACATGGCGCCCTGAGCACCCAATCTACAACACATCTTGTTTGCAAGCTTTGAGCTCTTCAAGAAGTTCCAGCTTCGTGAACATCTTATTGACGCGATGTTCTTGGTGCTTTTGCACTTGTTCGTTGTACTTCTGTGAAATCTGATCCGATTGAATTTTCAGAACAGCATTATACTGATCGATTTCATCTTTTGTCATTTTCAAGAATGACGTATCATGCATGTCTTCTGGTTGTACCAGTCTCGAACCCGTGATTTGCAAACCCATAATGTCGTCAGGCTCTGTAAGTTTTTGTATCTCCTGTATCGTTTTGAGACAGGACCGCAACTGCGCCTTGAGGGAGGACGCAATATGTACCTCAAGAAAGGTGAGTCGCCCAATGTCACGGAGCATGGTTTCTACGTCGACTATTTCTGGACGTTCATACTGCATCATTTTCGCGATCTTCGTCTGTAGAGCCCATGCGTCCTTGTAGATTTGTTGCAACTTTTCCATAAGAACTTGTTTTGCAATCTCATCTTTTTGTTTGTGATAGGCATCACACAAATCGGCATACCGTTTGAGTGGTTCCATGCTACGAACGAGACCATCGATTTCATCCATAAGGTCGTTGAAAATGCCGAGGTTTTCTGCTTTGAGATTGTACTCATCATGGAGCTTGCGTCGCCTGTCTTCGAATTCGCGAGCGAGTTTGATAAGAGCTTCCATAAGCTAACGATGCGTTGTGGTATGTGTTTGATCGCTATGCCTTAAGCCTTGAGCTCAAGCAGCCTTTTTGCGTTAAGGACAAAACACCTACCTGGAGAATGGATCTATCAGACCTTATTGTGGGAAACACATATTGCCTACATATTTTATTGCCATTCGATGATATTCCAAACGATCATACATTTATAGCACATAGGCACATGCGATATGAAGGAATCGATACAGAATGGAAATATGGAACGAGTTACATATTTAGCGATGAAATTGATTTGTATCAATCGATAAGAAATGACAAAGATAGTTATGATGTGTTTATGAAAATGACACATGTTTGTCAAAGTCGTATTCAAGATGGAAGATGGTATATCCATATTTGTCAAAAAAGGCACAATGGAGCGCTTCTCCTTGAAGTGACATAAATTCAAAGCGGCATTTTTGTTTCCATATAGCAGAGAGATGCCGAGGGCAGCAGCTGTCGCGCAGAGCGCTGACGGCGTCTATCCGCGCCAAGGCGATCCAGATTTCCAAAACAAAATCGCGCGTATGTTGAACTTCCGTATGCACGAAATAGCGCCGTTCGAGGAAGTCAACGATGTCAGAGACTTTGACCGCATTATGAAGGATATTTGTGCCTTTGACAAGGCGCTCTACCAGCACATCTTCGAGCAGTATCTAGCCCGGACGTCAATCTACAAGGGTGTGCTCATCTTCCATGGACTGGGTGTAGGGAAAACGTGCACCGCCATTACCGTGGCCGAGAGCGTTCTTAGCCTCCAAAACTATCGCGCACAGGATCGAACCGTCAGCGAGCTTGATCGCCCTGTTTGGGTCATCGCATCTCCAGCGCTGCTTGAGAACTTCAAGAAGGCAATCTTTGATGCGACCAAGCTGCTCGCGCCCGGAGCGGCGGGCGTCGATTCGCAATGCACGCGTGATTTATACTTAAAGCTGAGCATGAGCATGCCCGCGATCACACATGCGAGCATGACCGCAGACCAACTGAAAACGATGACCCTGAAGAGGATTCACAACATCATCCAGTCGCGATACACGTTCTTTACCTACGACGAAATTGCTAAATTTGTAAAAACGGCGCAGACGGCGGGAACGCTTTCGCAAATTGTCCAAAACAAGGTCATCATCATTGACGAGGCGCACAATCTGCGCAATGCTGAAGACTCGACCAAACTCGGCGAATCCATTCTGCACATGGTTGAAGCTGGACAGGGCAACAAGTTACTTCTGCTCACTGCGACCCCGATGTATAACGAACCGGATGAGATCCTTCGTCTCATGCACTTGCTGCTGGCAAATGACAAACGCACAGGCGTTCTGCTCAAGAAAGCAACACTCTATAACAAGGATCAAACTCAGAACGAGCCGACATGGCAGATCCTACGTCAGCTCTCTCAGGAGTATGTGAGCTATATCAAATCTCAGAACCCATTTACATTCGCAGCTCGCTTAACCCCGGTTGTCAACGGCTACCAGACACTGCAGTCTTTCACGTGGCTTTCGAGCATAAAGGATGGCCTACTCCCTACGCCGCTTGGCATCCATCAGCTGCAGGCGCTATCAAACATCTCAGCAAAGCAGAAGGCGAAGAACAACCGCACGCAAGGCCGTGAGCGTGAGCGTGAGCGCGCATTGGTCTCCATGGACATGCTTCAAACGAACAACATTGTCTTCCCTCAACCCACGGGTGCTCGCAAGCGATACGAGACAGGGAATAGTGGTTTCAATAGCATCATGCAGATCACGAACGAAAACATATTTCAGATGCGCTATATTAACAAACAGCAGCCGTGGTTTTACCCGAACGACGAGTACCTCGGCTCCATAGCTGCCAAGCTGAAGCGTGTTGTGGACATCATTCGGAACGCGGAGGGCATTGTCCTCGTGTACTCTCAATTTATTCTAGGCGGCGTCGTCCCTCTCGCAGCGGCGCTCGAGCACATTGGTTTCCGGCGTTATGACGACGTGCCGATTCTTTCAGAACGCGTCGACGTAAAAGACAATCCTGTGCCGCCCGTGACAAAGCCGTCGAGGCCGGCGTACGCAATTATCTGCGGGACACAGTCCTATTCGGGCAAACATTCGCTATCTGAGCTGATGGATGTGATCACGCATCCACGAAACAGCGAAGGCAGTGTGGTTAAAGTCGTACTCATGACCAAAGTTGCAAGCGAGGGTCTGTCGTTCAAGAATGTGCGGGAAATCCATATTCTTGACCCATGGTATCATCTGAACCGCATCGAACAGGTCATTGGCCGCGGCATTCGTACATGCTCGCACTCTGATCTGCCCATTTCAAAACGCAACGTTAGTGTTTACCTGCATGCCGCGGTATATCCCGACGACCCGACACGTGAGACAGATGACCTGCATGCCTATATGATCGCAGCACGCAAGCAAGGTCAGATTGCGTCGGTCGAAGCCCTCCTTCGCGATCATGCATTGGATTGTCCCATTCAAAAGAACGCCAACTACGTTCCGCAACGATTGTTCAAGTTCACGATCAACATGACCACGTCGCATGGGGCGTCGATCCCATATAGATTCGGCGATGCACCGGACGCCGAACCTCGATGTGAAATGCCCACCGAAGTCGTGACCACCGCATGGCGAAAGGAGGCATATCAGCACGTCCTTCCAACCGTCCAACAGCGTTTGACAAAATTCTTCCGATCGGCGCTGGTCAACGGTGTCACAACCTTTGAACTGTCTGACATTGAGGCCAAAATCAAAATTCAATCCGATGTCTTGAAAGAGGCGCTCGCATCCATGCTGCAGACGGTCATCCACGATGACCATATTCTCAAGATCCACCGCAACAAATTTGTGCTTGTCAAGCGGCCGTACGCACAAAAGGGCATGCGCGTCGAGGTGGCGCCCATGCCGCGTCCGCCACGCCAAGCCGCCCAGCCCTCGTTGCGTGCTGCGTCGGCTGCATCGGCTACATCGCCAGCTAGGTCGCCCGGCGCACCATGCGACCTTGAGCGCATGAATTTGCACGCCGATTTGTTCAGGATTCTGGCGTTGGATGCTGCGTGCTATCTGTACTTGGTACAGTCGATCATTTTGAAGAAGCATTGGACGACCGAGCCGAAATTTGTTGCTATCGCGGATCTGCTTATTGCAAATCACCTGCTCACAAAAGAAAAGAATGCCTATCTAGACATGTTTGATCCGAATGGATTGAAATTAAAGACATGGTACGGTGGCGAACGACAAGAATTTGCAGACAGCCCTGCCAATGAGGCGTTCCTTATGCCGTTCCGAAACGCGCACCCTCGCGACGAAACGTACGGCATCTATGCACCTTACGTGCACAAGGGCACGGATGCCGCCGCGAATCCAGGAGATGTCATATTGACATTCAAGATTGTGAACCCAGGGCAAGTCGCGCAAGGCCGAGCTCAAGGTATTGTGTGCAACACGGTACTTATTCGAACCATAAAAGAACACCTCAAGGCCATGCGCTATCGCTACGACGAGCCCGCGAAGCCTTCCAGACCCTTTTATTGTGACAGTCTCCGTCAAGCGCTGTTAGAAAACCGAAAGTTGTGGCTCGTTTCCTCAGCTTATAGTCACAGCAAACCGTATGCGGATGATGGAACCCCACTTTTTGTTCCGTTGGAACAACCCTAGCCCGAACTCAGTCGCCCGCAGTAAAAAATTTGATGCTTTGAGTTTAGGAAGACACAGACAGATAAAGGTATCATCATGGCGCTCTTCGTGCCGTTGAAATTCAAATCGTCGGTGCAATTGAACCCTGCCGAGCTTGGGAAAGATCTTGGGGAGGTCATTCAAGCGAAACTAAAGAAGACGTATGAGGGAGTCTGTTCGCGTTATGGCTACATCAAGCCTGGGAGTCTTCAGGTGCTTCAGCGGTCATTTGGTCAATTTGTAAAGCAGCATTTTAATGGGCACATTCGATTTGAGGTCGTCATGATGGGGGACGTCTGCAATCCACTGACAGGAATGGTCGTCACGGCGCAAGTTCGGAACCGTAACCAAATGGGCATCAAGGCGGAAAGTTTTATCGAGGTGGGTGATAAGATTGTCCCTGTTCTCGACATCATCATTCCAAAACGTTCAGCGGGCATTCAGTCGGACTTGGATTTGGACACTCTGGAAATCGGCGACAATATCCACGTGGAAGTTGTTGGCAAGCGCTACCAGCTCAATGATACGCGCATTTCTATTATTGGTCGCGCTGTGAACATTAAGAAAGCGAGGACGGGTAGTCGTGCAACACCGCACCTTAATGCTCTGGACAACGACCCTGACTCCATGGAAACGCCGGAAGATGATGACGATCCTGGGGCGGAAGATTCGGAATTCTCGGAGCTCTCGGACTCGCCTTCGGATGGCGAGGACAACGACGACGCTTCAGACGCTGCTGACGGCGACGATATGGTGGACAGCCAAAAACAGAGCCATATCCGAAGCATTTCTATTCCAGACGATGACCTGCCTGGTATTCTAGGAAACCGCGACGATGGTTCCGAGAACTCTGACGACGATTATGCAGGGGACGAGCAAGACGAAGAAGACCCTGAAGAAGACCCAGATGCGGGTATGGGCGACGATGGAATGGACTATGACTAGTCGCGCAAACTCCGCTTACAGAATATCTTCATCTTCGCTCTCTGACGTGCGTGACGCTTTGCGTTTTGAAACGGATAGGGATCCGGTCGCGGATCCTCGGTCAGCCTTGACACGGCACCCGGGCTCCCCCCAATCAAATTGACGGCATGTTTTGTTCATCCGACAAGATCCCTTGCACACGTCGATAAATTGCTCGTAGCGAATGCAGGTGCCTGTCACTGGCGTCGCAGCGTAGCGCAAGTGTTCCAAGTATTTTTTAAACGAACCCGCAAATTCGGCATAGTGTTGTTTCTCACGGGGAACGTCGCTTCTATTGACGTCGTATTCACGCTGCTCGCCGGTGTACTTCATGATGGTTGGATTGATGTTGTCTTTTGCTAACGCTGCAACGTAACCATAGTCTTTTGCCTTCAGATGATCCATAACTTGGTTGAGCGTAACCAGACTATTGAAGCTGCACGCGAATTTGATCTTGAAGTTCCAACCATGCTCAGGTGCGCGTCTGACAGCGATTCCGTACATGATGTTGCGAACCTTACCAAGGCTGTACGCATACCAATAGATGTATTTGTTAGCAAGCCACGTGGGTGACGACATTTTGGCGAACATGATGTAGGGTGATGTAAGCTCAACGACTTGCTCTACTTGCATTGCGTAAGCTTGTTTTTGTTTCTGGGTATGGAAGAGCTCGGGTTGACCGCCACTGTGCTCAGCAGCAGCCGGTGCTCCGAGTCGTCTCCATTTTCGAATTTCTCGCTCGCACACTCGTGTGATTTCTGGTTGGCTGGCATACTGGCGCTTCAGGTGCGTGAGCGTTTCGCATGCCTGTCTAACCGCGTCTGTAACGTGTTGGGTGTCCATCTATCTAACGCTTACAAGATTTGTTCAAAATCTATCGCAGTTTAAGCGTACTTCGCGTAATACATAGAACTAAGTAGAACAGGTGCTGTGAAATGGTCGGTGGCGATGCATTTAACCTGCAAGACCTCGTGAAGTCCATCGAAAGCCTCAGCGAGACGGAAATGGAAGAATTGTTTAAGATCCTGCATCTGAACAAATGCGAATACACAAAGAACAATAATGGTATCTTTATTAATCTCTCCTGGCAAAGCCGCGACATCATTCAAACCATCGAGAAGTACATCCATTTTTGCCAACAATCCCGTAAAGAGGTTTCGAAATACCAGACCATGTGTGACGAATTGAAGCCGACGCTCGTGGCAGGTGGGCATCCTTCGGGTGATACCACTGCAGTGATTCCAACAGAAAATCTTCTTGCGTCCTATACCGTGACATCCGCTAAGGAGCTCGAGCCGGAAGAGACGCCGCTGTCAGAACCAACCAACATGGATACGACGTCTCGTGTTTCTTCTTCTATGAAATTCTACCTTTTGAAGAAGAAATACGCCAAGATGGCCCCAAATGATGCCACGTCCTCCATTGCGGACACACTTCGGCAGGAAAGCTATTTAATGAATTGAGCACCAAAATTTGACAGCAGTCGCCTCCGCTCATTTTTGTATGCACCATGACGGAATTGAAGTGCCTACTGCAATCGGTGCCGTTTCGCACGTTTGCCATGTCGCCATTGGCAAACGAGGCCATGTGCTTTCAACAATGCCCCTCCTATGAGCCCAAGTACAACCCTCTGAAGCAGCAAGTGCCGCCGCCAAACCCTGCCGCCCCCATACCGAAAACACCGACTCCCACTCCGACTCCGACACGTGAGCCTAAGGCTGCGCCACCGACACCAAAAACTATCGTCGCCGCCCGCAATGCTCCCAAGACCTACGAATACGATCACCTCACGGAGCTCCTTATTCGTCATTTGGATGACCTTAGCCCGATGTATTCTCGTGAATGGATGCGCGACGCCACGCAGCAAATTAAGCAGAAACTTGTGGCTTTCCTGGTCGAACCCAATGTCGTCAAAGCCCTCGGGCGCAAAAAGACCTGCGACGCGATTTACTTCCTGGAACTCCGCCCAAAACCCGACGACGCCCGTATGAAAAACCTCGGGTGGATTCTTAGCTTTCTGCTGGATCGCATTGTGTACATTAATGAAAAGAAGCACACATGGAATTCCAAAGCGGGCCCATCCGTCAAATTTGAAATTACACACCACGCCAACGGGCGCTGGAGCGTCAAAAATTGAGCGGCAATATTAAAGATATCTTGTTTTGTAAATAGAGACGAAGGCGGCCGAGCGCGCAATGCAGATTGCCAACAAGACGCTTATTGAAATGCTCAATGGGATGGCCGAAGCATACGTAAACGACACAGCAGCCACGTGGTCCATTGAGCTTTTCCCCAAAGATGAGGATGCAGCTTGGCTGGAATCAGATATGGTGCAGGCGCTGTCTGCACTGCGAAGCTGCGCGGATGTGAACGAGCTGCCATCGGAAGAATTCATCGAGGTCGTCGATGTCGAAGGTGACATGCATGGTTATGTTCTGCGAATTGATGACCGCAAAAACATCGCAAATTACTGCTTTACGGAAGACTTTCACCATGCCCCTCACAAATGGCTCACGCGTCTGCAGCTCGATTCGGTCATGCTGCCGAGCGAGTTTGCCTCGCGGATGCGCGCCGTCCTCGCAAAGCACATCGTGCATCCTGACACGTTCGAGGTGGAGTTGGAGTCTTGGCGTGGCCGCCTGAAGGCGTATGCCATCAAGCAGGCCTACATCTTCGAATTTAAATCGCGCGATGCCTCCTACCGCCTTCAATACGTCCTTGAAGTCACTCGGTCGGTCATGCGCGAGAACCACGTTTTCAAGGACGCCCATACGAGTTCCAAGGTCAAAGAATTCGCATTCAGCGTCCGCATGGATGCCCCTCCGGCAGCGGTGCCCTCCACTCGTGTCGCGCAACCGATCCAGCTATCACAAGACATCTTGGCGCATGCCATCCGACTCGGCCAGATCATCCACAATGAACCTGTCTTCCTATCCGCCGAAGAACGCCTGCAAATTCTGGATGGTTACAACAGTCTTCTCAAGCACGTGCGACTGCCGACGCACAAGCGAGATAAGGATATGAGCGCGGAAGAGCGGAAAGACTTTCTGGAGCCGTTCTTCCTAGCACCCAAACCCATCAATCTCGAGCGCATTCATCTGTTGGAGCCACGCAAGTATCAATCAGTCACGTCCATTCTGTCTGGATATGCCGTCACCGACAAGGCAGACGGTGAACGCATGCTGCTCTATGTAGATGCGAACCTGGATGCCTATCTTCTCAACAATACGCTGGACATCAAGGCGACAGGACTGAAGGCGAGATCTGCCGCCCTCAAACATACGCTGCTCGACGGCGAGTTCATCTCTCGCCATGCCAGCACACACCCCAAGGACATCTTTGCCGTCTTTGATCTGTACTTCCTCACTGGCGAATCGAAAATGGGGCTACCGCTCATGACCAGCGCGCTGAGCGCGTCGGGCGCCGCGAGCCGCTATGGTTTTATGCAGACCGCACTCAAGCCCAGCAACTGGGACGCGAGCCGTAGCGTCGTCGACCTACGCCTGAAGACGCATTATGCAGGTGATGGAGCAGATCTGTTCCAGCACTGCAAGCATCTTCTGAGCTCGCGTGAGCTGCCGTATCAAGTGGATGGCCTGATTTTCACCCCCACAGACCTACCTGTGTTTGGTTACTATCCTTCGAATAAAGATATCAAGATTTCGGCAAGGGCGACGCGGTGGGATCGTGTTCTGAAGTGGAAGCCCGAAAAATACAATACGATAGACTTCCTTGTGCGCGACGCACAAACGACGACGGATATAGACACACGCCAAGATTGTCGGGTTTTCAAACTTTGCACGGGCTATAATGTGATCCAAAACACTCCCCTCGATGTGGAGACCGGCATGCAGATTCTCACGGATCCCAGCCGTCGCAAGGCTTACCAGGAGGATGCGGTCTATCGGGCAGAACCGTTCCGCCCAGTCCAAAATTACGTCGAAGGTGTCGAGAATGCGATCCTGCCCATCACAGCTAAAGGCGACATTCTGGATGCGGAAGGTCATCCAATTGACATTGCCGACGACACGATTGTCGAGTTTGCTTTTGATCGCTCGCGCTCCGACCATGTCAGCAAGTGCTGGGTGCCTCTGCGCGTGCGCGAGGACAAAACGCGCATTTACCGAACGACGCATGCGATTAGCAAGACCGCTAATGATATCAGCGTGGCGAATTCTATCTGGCGCAACATCCATGATCCGGTGACCGAGAAGATGATCACCGGTGACGAGCAAGTGGATGTCCCGGTAGGCTTTGAGCAGCTGGGATCCGAGCAGATTGTCTCGGCGGACAAAATGTATTATGCGCGTGATGTGCCGAGAAATCGAATGCTGTCGTTCCACATGCTCAATTTCCATAACTTGGGCATTAAAGACGAACTCTATCGTATGGCCACGGCAAGCGCATCCGACAGCATTATGGAGCTTGCATGCGGCAAAGCCGGTGATCTGCCGCGCTGGATGCGTTTGAACTACCGAACCGTTATCGGCATTGATATCGTGAAAGAAAACATCCAAGATCCTCGCGACGGATCGTATGCGCGTGTCATCGGCACGATTACAAATGAAGAGCAGCGCAACCGCAAGTTCAATATTCGGTCTGCGCGGCGCCTTCCTACCTTTGCGTTCGCCGTGGCCGATTGCTCGAAGCCACTGGCGACAGGTGAGGCCGCACGCGGAATTGATGACAAATCCGAGGCACTTCTAAAATTCCTTTATTCAGATCCGCATGTGCATCCGAGACCTCTCAAGGGCATCGCGCGCGGTGGCTTTGATATCGTATCGTGTCAATTTGCCATCCACTACTTCTTTGAGACGCCGGAGAAACTTGATGGATTCTTGACGAATGTGAGTGAGAATCTGAAATCGGGTGGTAGATTCATCTTTACTTTCATGGATGGCAACGCTGTCGATCGTATGCTACAGGCTGCACCCAACGGAGTCACAGAGGGCAAGAAAGATGGCAAGACGGTGTGGGCGATCATCAAGAGTTACGACCAATTTGATGGACGCCTGAACATGTTCGGCAAGACCGTAAACGTGTATCTGGAGAACACGAATCAGCTCATTACAGAGTACCTTGTGAACTTTGACTTTTTGATTTCGCAAGCAGAATCAAAGGGGCTCCAGCTTCACAGCAGCGAGATGTTTGGCGATACCTTCCGCCGTCTGGGTGAAACTCTTGAAACGCGTGCAAAGGCCGGTGGTAAGCGCCCGATGCCGTTTAATGAGCAATCGCTTCTGGAGTCCATTAAGCAGCTCCGATCCGACCCCGTGCAGACGCAATTCAGTTTCGTGAATCGGTGGGCGATCTTTACGAAAGTGTAATCCATAACGATCTATTTTCCGAAAAATTGACAGTGTCCTAATTTAAAGATTTGTGCCATAAAACGTACACGCTGCTCCAGTGTCTTCAACGTCCCCAACTCTCTTTCACGTCATGTCTACGCCCGTCTCCCCGATCCCCGATTCCCTGAACACGATGTTCCCCGAGCTGTCCAAGCTGCTGGCGGAGGTGCACGAGTCCTCCAAGGACGGCATGCCGCGCGATGTGGCGCTGCAGCTGATCCTCAAGAGCCGCCACTACTGGCCGGCGCTGCAGTGGAAGAAATTCTTCGATCACAGCGGTCTGGTGCTGCTGCACAACACGTACAAGCGCACGGATGTTGAGGCTTTCCAGGAGCTGTATGACGAGTGCCGCAGCGTGGTGCTCGACCTGAATGCGCCGCTGGGTGAGAGCATTGTGGTCAGTCTCGCCTCCGGCATTCCGGAGCGTGCGAGCGACATCCTATACGCGAACGTCGCCAAGCCCGACGATGTTTGCGAGGAGAGCTTCGAGGGTACGGTCGTGAGCGTCTACCAGCACAATGACGTGTGGCATTTCGGCACGTCCGCCTGCCCGACGGTGGACAGCTCTCGTTATCACCACCCCACGAAGACGCACGGCGACATGTTTGACGAGTCGCTGGCTGCCCTGTTTCCGAGCATCACGGCGGATCAGTACGCTTCCAAGAAGGAGTTCCGCGCCGCGCTGCGCAACGAGTTCGTCAAGCACCTGAACGCCGACAAGACCTACGCGTTCCTCATGGTGCATCACGAGAACGGTCACATCGTGAAGTACCCTCAGCTGGGCGACAAGTACGCCAAGCTGTTCCACATTTCGTCGCGCCAGCGTTCGAACCTGACGGTGGACGGCGACGACATTCACACGACGTGCCCGCTTGAGTCGCTGGGCGTGCTGTATCCGCAGCGCTTTGACACCCCCGAGCGCGCACTGGAGTGGCTGCGGACGACGCCGAATGTGTTCGGCTTCATCGCGCGCCGCGCGAACGGTATGCTGTACAAGGTCTCGCTCGCCTCGGTGATCATGTGCGAGGAGCAGAACCTTGGCAACCCCAACCCCTGGATCAACATGCTGTGGGTTTATATGCAGAACAAGCCGCATTTCAAGGTCAGCGATTACATCGCGCAGTACTGTGCGGATCTGCCGACCCCCAAGGACTCGATGGGCAACACGATGGCGCCCGTCTACATCATCCACACGGTGATCTGCACGATGCGCGACATCATCTACGAGTGCTATACGCGGACGACGAAGTATTTCACCACGTACGAGCGCTATCGCATGGACAAGGAGATGGACGCGCAGCTGTCGCCGATCATGCGCTTCCACCTCGCTCAGCTGCGTCACATTCAGACCACGACGCACAAGCACGCGTACCTTACGCCGTACGCGATCTACCACTACCTCTGCCACCACCAGACCATGAAGAACATGCGCATGCTTATCCACTACTTCGCTTCGCAGAACATGTTCCAGATGAACTACCGCACAGCCGAGGCCTTCCACTTCCTCGACGCGGCACTTTCCGAGTAACCGAGAAATTCGGGTAACCACAAAAACAAAAACAACAACAGACAAACCAAAACGCCCAAAAAACACTAAAAAGACGAAGGAGCCGGTGCTCTTTTGTCACCTCCTTTACTTTTTATCGCTTGGCGGTGCTGCATCCACAATGGGTTTTACGTAATGATTGAACATGGCTTGGCCGACCTGTGCAGATGCTTGCTCGACTGTGAGGGATTGCGATTGAATTCTGCTGCGCATTGCGAGCATGTAGCGAAGTCGCGGCATATCGAAATTTGGACGACACGCCATTTCGAAAAGCGCATTGTAGCGCTCGGCAAATTCCGGAAACTTGCGCTGGTAATATTTCTTCTTTTCTTTGGGGGATCGCGATGTGTCTTGCGCCATCTCTTCAACGACATGCAGGATCTCGTCATTCTCTAGTTCATTTGCATCCACGTCATCATGAGCACGCTTCTTGGGAACTTCGCTCATACTGGTACTCTCCCTTAGGAGAATATATTCTTTAAGCAATATAGTACGTAATGACGCTCCATTATAGTTACATTGATCCTGAAGAGCCGAGTACCATCCCGCCGCGCCAGGTGAATGGTGGCCTGTACACGGGTGCGCCTTTTGTAGCGGGAGCCACTTGGGGAAATGTTCCAGTTATACCAAATGCCGACGTGCTGGTCACGCAGAACCTCAACAGCGCGAACCCACCTCCGAACGCGCAGTATTTTGTGCCGGGATATACACGCCCTGGCAACAACTCCCAGGCCGCGGCCACCATGAATTGCCGTCCTTGAAGCTCGTGTCCCGAGCTTAGAGACGTGAAACGGTGCCTATGTATGCCAGACCCAACGATTTTTGAAGACTTTCGCAAAATTGTACTCGAAGGCGACCAGGAGCTCGTGAAAGCAATTTGGACAAGATTTCCAAATCATGTTTGGACATGTGCCTCGGGTCATCTGTTTGAGGAGCTAAGTTACAAACGCATGTATGATATGCTCGAACTTTTCATCGAGAACCGAAAGCTGTGCGGTGGGGGCGTTGCGTTTGCCGAACAATACCGCGAAGATCCGGAAAAATGGAAGTCGATATACTCTCATTGACAAAAATAAACTCCAATTTTTGTTTTTACGCTTGCACTGTTGCCGCTGCCGTTGCCGCAGCCGATGGAATGGGCATGACTTTCTTGAGCTGTTCCTCGTTTTCCATGATGACCTTGCAGATGAAGGCGTACGCCCGCTCAATCTGCTCGAACGACGTCGCACCAGTAATGAGTACTTTGCCACTTTCAAAGATACTGATGGTGACCTTCTTGCAAAATCCAATCCGGGTGCCGTCGCCCTTCCCATCACAGTGCTCGTCGCACGTGCACTTGCCGTCATGTTGGTGGTAGTGCTCATTCCAGAAATATTGCAGCTTGACGCCGGGATACGTGCCGGGTTGGAAGCTACAGATGGTGTTGTAGACATGAGATATCAGAAGGCGGTGCAGATCTTTGCGGCGGATTCGGAAGGGAACAGAGAAATCGCTGTTGATCATCCGAATCTTGAAATTGCAGGGTCGGATGACGCTGACATCCTTAATCAGCGCCGTATTGAGAATTGGCTTCCCTGCATTTGTAATTCGCAGCACTTCCTCGCTCATGCGCTTCACAATGAATTCGCCGTCGGCTGGCTTCCGAATGCCCGTGATGTGAATGTTGCCATTGCGAAACAGCTTGACATTTGGCATGTAGGTGCTTGAGAACCTGTAAATGACCGTCACCTGATTGTCAAAGATCTTTCGGTTTTCTGTCGCGCGTTTGGTACGCTTCAAATTGTCGCCGCGGCTCCGATTGGGACCATTTTCTACAAAGATGAAACCTGTCTCATCCGAAGCCGGATCCACGAGCTCGACATGTTCAAAGAAAACATCTAGGTAAATGAACTCATCCTTCTTTTTGGCATCGCCGGATTTCGCCACACAAGGCGTGTCCGTCGATGTTGTCACGGTGATCACGGGCGCCGATACCTGAGCAGTAGCCGACATCGACGCTGCCGCAGCTGCCCGCCTGCCGCGCGGACGCGCACAAGCGACAGGCGTGTCCCGTTTGATGCTACTTATGATGTCACCATTGCATGTGATCGTACTCACGCGATACGCCGTAGGCGCATGCACGCTCGTAGACGAGACCTCCATTGTGGCGGCACTGAATGGATTGGACGCAGGATCAGAAGACAGTGGTGCAGTTGACATGTACAGATGACTTAAATCAAATTTTCTTTAAGCCCTTTCTTCCAGTTGTTGATACGACAGGTTCATTTTAACATCGAGCGTTCTGTTCTGATCCATGATGGATTTCTTGCGCATCAATTTAGATTTCTCCACGTGCGTTGCTTGATTTGGGCTAGTGGACAGGAGGGTTCCTTCACTGCCCTCCACACCCTGTGGTTTCGCCTTGAACAGGAAAGATGTGTTGATAGACTCGACCTGTGATTGCACATTGATAAGAGGAGGAATGTTTAGAACGACTGTGCGATTTGTGCCTTTGTGCGCTTGCCGGAATTCATCCACAGTCATTGGACCACCAAACATTTTCAGTAGATACCGATTTGGTGCGGGTCGCACGGGTGTGCCGTACCCAGTTTGTCGCGCATACAATTGAATCCATGTGTGAATTTCCCACATGCGATCGCATCCCATATGCGTAGCGAAATTGTACGCAGCACAGCATTCCAGCGAGCAGAAATGCCCGTACATGGAAAACGAATTGTGGACAGCATCATACGCTACCGGCATACCAAAACGACTCGCGCCAATGTCATGGCAGCACCAGAAGCAGTGGATGCGAGAATCCTGAAATTCCTCTTGGGCGTCTGTATGCTGTATTGGACTGAAGGAATCGTTCGACGCTTTCACAGTGCGACGCGTTGCGCCATTACTTTTAGACGGGACGTGGCAGTCCATGGCATGTCCTTGTTCCGCACCAAGTTGCACATGCTGGCTTTCAAAGTAATCGCATGTCTGATAGGGTGCTGGGTCGCGAGACGCCATGTCGTTCATCATGTTTTTGCATCCATCTTGACGAATGATGTCGTCGATGGCACTTGATGAGATACCGAGCTGAACCACGACGTGATCGTGTGTGCGTTCCATGCCCGCCGTAGGGGGCTCTGATGGTGGCAGATCATTGACTTCCGCGTTAACGTCAGATTCTGTCGCTGGAGCTGGCGCTGGAGCTGGCACAGATTTCTTGCGACTTGTTCGAGGTGGCATTGTAAAAAGAACGGCGTATTTCCTTAACCCGGGAACCCGCTTTACGCCGTGGAAGATGTCAGCGTTTTCTGCAGGGAGCGCAGCATATCCGTGAGGTTATTTGCGATAGCGGTCGTGGGTTCCTTCGCCGGCGGCGTTAGCAGTTGGATGCCCGACGACATGCATTTTATTCGGATCTCTTTGAGCTCTTCGGTCATGCGGTTATATGACTGGATGTACATATAAACGACGTATGCAACGATCGCCACCAAAATAAGAACGGCTAGGTTCATATGCAGCGCTTCTAGCATAATAAGGCGATTAATTTCCCGACATCCGGCCCGAAGTCCGGACGGCCACGGCGGCCGTCATTGCCGGGATGATACCGGGATATTTGTCACATTCTTGTGGCAAAAACAGAGAATAAATATAATATTCGTAAGTCTTAGTAAACGAAATGGACAGTAGGAAGAAGAAAACGCAGGTTGCACCAGTCCTACCCGTTTCTTCCGACGAACACAACACAAACACTTCATCTCGGCCATCTCGTATATTTCGCCGTGTGCCTCGGGCTTCACCGCCTGTACCGGCACCGCCTGTACCGGGACCGCCTGTACCGGGTTCACGTATGTCTGTCGCGTCGAGCACTGCTTCTAGAATCCCTACAGTTCGCCGTGTGCCTCGGGCTTCACCGCCTGTACCGGGACCGCCTGTACCGGGACCGCCTGTACCGGCACCGCCTGTACCGGGACCGCCTGTACCGGCACCGCCTGTACCGGGTTCACGTATGTCTGTCGCGTCGAGCACTGCTTCTAGAATCCCTACAGTTAGCCGTGTGCCTCAAGCTTTACACCCCACACAGGAAACTGTATGTGACAGCAATGCAACATTTCAAGATCTACCACCAGATGCCATCCTAGAAATTGCGAAACGCATGCCACGCAGCGATCAAGCGAATCTAGGAAAGACATGTAGGACAGCTCGTGCCGTGATTAATACCAAACTTGATGCTGAGAAACCATATGTATTGAATATCAAATCACATCCTCGTTATGGAGTAGATACCTTTTCCATGCAATTTTTGAGGAATGGGAGACTCTCCATTCTTCAACCCTATGTCATCAAAGACCCAACTAACATAGCTAGGGCAACCCATTTCAATATTGCCAAAAATAAGACAGAAGGTACCTTGTCATTGGAAGGGGGCGTAGTGGCTGTTAGCCAAAACAAGTTGTTCTTAGTAACAACCGTGTGGAAAAGCAAAGACCCGCCTGAAAATACTAAGACCTTCAAGGTCTACGACATTGAAAATTTAAAACTCGTTAAGGAATTCACACTTCCCTACTTTGTGAATGGATGGAGGCAACTCTATGTTTCTGACAATGGAACGATTGCCTTCATAAGGTTTATTCCGAATGCTGGCGTAGAAGTGAATGGATACACTCAAATTTATGATCGGTACCACTTAGGTCAGTATAAGTGCATGATTGTGCACCCGTATCAGCAGAAAATGGTCGAAATAGAAATGGAAGCGTCGAAGAATTTTACTGAAGATTCTATTGCATTCACTCCGGATGGAAAATATATGGTTGCTACCATCGGAGACCTTTTTGACTATGGTTTTTACGATACAGTTAATCAAGTAACTTGCGTATGGGACACAACCAGTGGCGCCCGTGTTTCGACTCTGAACGATCCATGCCCCCATTGTATCTTGTCACCAGACGGTGTTTCATTATACTCTTATGGCAATATTTATAATATACTAACCGGCCAAGTCATTCACACGATTGGCCAACTCAGCCAAGGCATATTATTGTTGGCGAATGGCGACAAGTGTAAGTTGTTTTACCCAGAAATATCTGCCTATTTCTCGCCAGATGGCCGTCACCTTTACATAGTAATAGAAATTATCGGAAAGGGACCCCATATATGTATGTACGATCTCATGAAAAGTAGATATACGATGCATAAGGCATTCCAGGCGGATTTGCTAAATTATCCGTTTTCCTTGGATGGAAAATATTTTTTCGCGGCAACCACCTCAAGAACATCAAGCAAAATCAGAGGTGCGTGGATTTCACTAGATGGATCCCCTACCATTGAAGTAGTAGGTGAGCATGATCTCTTGGGAAGTGCGATGAATGACGAGTATATCGTTACTGTTGAAAGGACAAAACCCCAGGTATATAAAGCGTGGCCGTTGAAAAAAGAACGACCTGCCATACCACCGATCTCCGGATCACCAAGACCTCAAGCAGAAACACGAGGTGGTAAAACACGCCAAACTGCTTCGGCTGTTGGCAACAGGAAGAAGAAAGCTCTATGAAGTGCATGCCGATGGCTACGAGATAACTCTACAACACCTTCTTTGTTTAGAAGCCAACCACCCGACTCTAGTTGGCGAACACCATGGCACCGGATCCACTCATGACACGGAAGATGTTGTAGTACAGCGAATACACCACAATCTCGTGTTCGTAGTTCGAGTCCTGGCGAGGGTGCAGCGTAACAAATAGGTTGATGTCATTGATCATGGACGCATTAAAAACGCCACTGGGCTGGATTTTCTCAGGTGCGATCGAGAAGCTGTACACATAAACGCCGTCACGAGGAGAATTGGTGTGATGTTGGTAGGGCACGAGGAGGTTGAAGTAGTCGGCATCTTTCTCTTCAATGCGATCCATGCCATTCCAAATGATCTTGGCAGTCCTGAGAATGGGCTTGGCTTCCAATTCCTGGACCGTATCCATATAATTCGTGTATTCGTTGTACTTCGAGATGGCGTCGGATCGGCGCGTGATCCAAAGGAGTTCTTTCACCGGGTTTTGCAACGTGAGCTCGATGCTAGTCGTGCCCACCAAGCCCGTCCTTTCGATACGGAATACGCGCTCCACGAGATAATCGGTGCTATTGCGCGCCAGTGCCGTGCGCTCCTCGGTGTCGAGATAGATGTAGTTGCACTCCAGGTATGCGTTCAGATCAATGCTGCGGCTTTCAGATGTGGCTAATGTTGGGTCAGCGACACCATTGTGTGACAGAAAATTCGCAATATTGTAATTGGTGCCGTGTGTCTGATTGTAATAAGTCGGGCTCACATATTTCTTGATGCTTGCATCGTAGATTTGATAGAGCTCCTCGGCGCCACGGAATTCGATGGTAATGTCCACAGTCTGATATTGCAGTGCAATCAGCGGGAGCGCTAACCCGCTGTGCTTGGTGAAGAAGAAATTGAGCGGCACGTAGAACTTGCGTCCTTTGATGGATGGCCGCCCTGGCGCACTGGTCGGGTAAGCGTTGAACCCAATTCGGTTGTTCGAGAGCACGAGTTTCTTGTTCTGCGCCGTTGGTGACGAGAAAGCATCCACATGTCCTGTCATCCGATCATACAATCCGCGCTTGGCGGGCGGTAGGCTGAGTTCCGTCCAGATATCCATGAATTCACCCCATTGCTGGTCAATGAGTTGTGTGTCAACACGCACGGAGTATGAATAGATCATGTGGTGCGCCAGGTTCTCGATCCACTGGAATCGCAGGTTCGAATCCGAATAGATGTCTGGCAGCTCGAAACATAGGTACACTTCTTTCAATAAGTCCGCCACGCGCCCGATGCGGCACGTGAACGTGGCGTGGTTCCGCCCTTCAATTACGGGCTTCGTAAGGAACGTTTGCCGTACGGACTCCATGGAGAAATTCGTAAATCGCCGAAAGACCATTTTGAAATAACTGATCTCTGGGTTGGCCGTAATGTACTCCATCTGCGCTCCATTGGACTTCGTAGAGTCCGGTTTGACTAATTGCATCAGTCCTCCGGCCATGACGACAAAAACGAATGATGGATTCCTCTAATGATGGTAGAGGAAATGTTAACTTTAAGCTTTGGCACTTTTAGAACGCCGTCAATTGACGCGTACCGTCGCTGACCGACAGATCATTGCCCTCGTTCAGCGCATCGCGCGCGGCGGGCGTGTCAATGATGCTCGGCGCAATCTTCTTGGTGTACTTGGCATCAAACAGCGTCGATACCTCTTGGGGCGTCAGGCTGTAGTTGTAGTAGGCAAGATCTGCCATCATGAGACTGCGGTCGGCCATGCTCGTGTAGTTGGGGACGCTGGCGCCGCCCATCTGCACCACCGGCGCCACAAACAGGTTACCGCTGTTCTGGCGCAGCGCCGTCTCGCTGCCACCAACTTGGGCGAGGCGACCGTCGACCATGCGATCCAGCTCTTTCACGCCATTGATATAGATCTTGACGTTGACTTTGTTGCGCATGGGAATGGGCTCTGCGGGCGACATGTCCTTGACGATCACAGTCACCATGAACCATTTGTTGTCAAAATTGTAGCCGCGCAGACCGCGAACAGACAGCTTGTGCGAATTCATCGCATTCCAATCCACCTTTTTCTCACCGCAGGTATTGCGCGACATCTCGCGGACGCCGTCGGGGCCTTGGATCGTGTTGAGTTCGACCGTGAGGATGTCCGCACCGCGTTCGAGCTTGATCAGCGGGCACTTCACGAGAATGTCGCGTTTGGCGATCCCGCATTGGTTCTTGTAACTTGCAAGCTTATTCGAGCCGCGCGTGAAGAGGACAATGTCTCCTGAGCTGAGGCCAGCATCCGTGTTCACCAATTGCTGCGACAGACCCGGCTCCGATGCCACGGCATTGTTCTTCAATAGCCAAAAGTTATACGTGAATTCCGCACCGGCCAATTGGTTGATGGAAGGGCCGAGGTTGCGATATGCCAGGCTCTCGATGTCGCTCGTATTGTAGATTTCGTTGTTGGCACTCTTTAGGTCTTTGATGCCGACAAAAATGTCCGTCTTTTTCTTGAGCGAGCTGCCGGTGCGGAGTGCATCGACGTACTCCTTATTGTAGATGTAAAATGCGACGACCATCATGACAACGAGAACCAATACCGCGGCGACAACTTGCAAATAGTCTGTCAGCATGGTGAGTGCTGGAGTCTCTCTAATTATCTACATAAGAAAGAAAAAGTGATAACAAGTCAGAGACGAGCCCAGCGGCCAAAGGCCAATCTTATGATGCGGTTCAATATTCATGCACCCAAGCGCTCTGTGAGCGACCGAAAAGACGTGTATATCATTCGTGGGAAGCAAGATACGTATTTTGCAGTTCATCGCACGTTGATGCGCCCTGATAATGATATTGTTTGCACCAAGACGTGCATACTCTCTTTCACAACACCCTACCATGCCTCCGTCTTCACAAGTTATTTACAGAATGCTCAGGATCGTAAGATAAGCGTTGTTCACAGAGACATTTCGAACGATGAAATCGTACTAGAGATGCCTCTTGAAAAAAAAGTGAATTTTACAGTGTCGTCTTGTCCGCGAACGTACCTGGAATACTTGTGTCTTTTGCACCATTTCGACCTGTACCTTGTGCACAACGTGCGCAAGCAGCCCAGCAACGCACTGGATGTCGATTGCATCGGCTACCAGACCAAGGATTATCCGGACACCTGGATGCTCAAGAGCATGCTCGAGAGCCTGATGGTGAGCAATGAGCGCTAGGTGATTCTAACCCACGCGGTAAATGGGTGAGCGCATACCGTACGCGGGCAGGCCGAGCTTGCTGGCCATGTTGTCGATCGGTCCCTGCATGTACTTATCATAAATGTCCGAAGCATTCATGTCATAGTTGACAAACTCAATCTTGCTGACCAGGCCAGAGAAGCCGGGGCCAATGTCGGTTTCCATCATCGAGCCACCTACCCAGATGTTGCCGGTCTTGTCCAAGTTGAGGTTCTGGAACTTGCGCACGACGGACTCCATGACGGGCGCGTTCGTGCCTTCGATTTGGAATTCGATCTTCTTTGTTTGTTTTCCGCTCATCTCGTGCTTCACGAGCTCGCCGTCTAGGAACACCGAGATCGTTCCGGAGTTGACTTCCTCGTTGACCACAATCGCCACATGCACCCAGCGTTGGAGGGGAACATAGTCGATGGTCACACCATGCGTGGCAAGATCAAACAGGACGCGATCCTCGTCCTTGGACACGGTCTTCTTGGTGGAGCCTGCCGTGTAGCTGTCGACGTAGGGCGAAGCCATGGTAATCGTGGATGGAGAGGCAGCAGAGTCGAAGCGTACATGGATCTTGTTCTCGAATTTATCCAAGAAGATGAGGGGCGACGCCTTGTCGACGCCGCGATCGCCGCGGTGGAGGATGTGGCGATACACGCCCTTGTACTTCTCAACGTCGTGCAGGTATATCCAGAACATGATCGTCGTGCGCTTGCCGTTGCCGATGGCCGGAATCTCGCGGCCATCTAGACTGCGATATTCGGTACCCAGAATAGGCACCTTACTTTCCGGTAGAAGGTAAGACTTGCGATTGACTTTGTTGGTGTTGATGTATCTGTAAAGCAGATATGCGGCCACAAACGCCACCAGCGTCAGCAGAATGCTCCAAACAATAACCGATTTGGCTTTCGGGTTTTCCTGCAGCTGCTGTACAGCGGATTGCACGGATTTCACCGGCGACGAGTTGGCCAACGCGGTCGCAGCGGCTGCCGCTCCGGTCGCAGCTCCAGTAGTTGCGGCCACCGATGCCGGGGCAGCGGTGGCTTCGGGTGCATTTTGGGCGTCCATAAGAAGTCTCTAATTATGAGATCATACAAAAAAACTACGGCAGATGCATATGCTATAGCTTTGGAAAGAGGGCTTGCAACATATGGCAAGATAGGTTGGTCGGTACCCCGTTCTCCATGCTGGTCTGATACCACGCTCGGTCGTTCTTTTTCTGTAGGGACATTTGGCTAAGGATTTTTGTGAATGTTCCGAGGTGTTCTTCTTGATCTAGTTGCTTTCCTGCCGTGCGGGGCAGCCTGGAGAGTTCGCGGTGCAATGCGTATGCAAGATTCGCGAGTGGCCACTCGAGACTACCTGCGCCCGTGCTTGAGCCAGCGCCCGCGCTTGCGGCCATGCATACGTCCCATGTGATGAGATGTTCCAGGCACTTGACATAGACCGCCGTCTTTTCGCTTTTGGTGCCTTTGCGGAATTTTGCGAGCTCTGTTGGCAAGTTCTCGTGGAATCGCATCGGATGAATCCATGCGTCCTGTAAGAAGACCTCCAAGATCACCGAGGGTGACTCTGAGCGGAACATGTCGATGACATCGGCATCCTTGTGAAGAACATAACTATCCAATGCTGGCGCCGGTTCTGGTGCTGGCAGAGGTTCTGGTGTCGGCTCCGGCTGGGCAGCATTCTTCTTACGCGATGCCGACCCCCTTGTTTTTGGTTTGGACTTTGCGTTCGGCTCCGAGACCACCTCTGCCACTACATTTGCCGCCGCAGCCGCTTGTGAAAAGCGCTTTTGTTGCTCGAGCAGTTGTGCTGCATACACATAATTTCCCTGTGCTTGCGTGCAGGCATGATGGATATCCGCGTCTGAAAGAACTCCCTGATACGCTGGATGATCCGAGAAATGCACAAAGAGCGTCGGCGTATCAATGATACCGAGCGCGACACGATTCTTAGAGCGCCGTAAATCAGCGAGCTTCTTCTCGGCAGCACTGTCGCAAATGAGGATGATGGGAATATCCGCAAGACTATTGGACTTGCAGATCAAGTTCGCGAGAGTAGCAGCGATGTTTCGATCGTTGGCAATCAGTGTCTCAAACTCATCGATCACGAGGCATTTTTCTACCGGCGCACCCTCCGAACAAAACAACTGTTCGAGGTTTTGGTTGTTACAAGCCTTCCACACAATGTCTGCCAATTCTCGCGAGTGATGACAGTTCGTTGGATGTACGCTGATCATCCACCGGTTGCATGCCTTTACAATCTGGCGAATACGTGTGGTTTTCCCGATCCCATGTGGGCCTGTCACGATCATCAGCGACTGCAGAGATAGCCCTTTCGGAGAAGCTCTGAAATTCTCCAGCCACGTTTGTACGTTTCGAAACCGCACAGGATTGCCTATGATGCTCACATCTTCCGCCATAAGCCGCCATACACGTGTCCATTACATGCATGACTCGTTTAAGTTGACTTCGAAGATCTCAAAAAGTCATCAAGACTATAACGATGTAATAGCAAAGGATGCCCATGAACGGGAAGAGGAACTGGGGGCTGAAGATGCTGGTGTCCCATGTCGTTTGCGCGCTCCACCGTTTGATGCGCATGTTGTCTGCGAACAGTGCGGCAGGCTTTGTGATGAGCAAAATAGTAACTATAAGAAGGTACAGCAGAATTGCTAACAGCCAACGACGAACGCTCATTCGCGCGGTCTTCTGGGCGCTAACACTACATGCATCTGAGAAAATATTTGCTTTTTTCAGGGATGAAGCGTGACCGCGCTCGCGCTTTTACAGTTATTGCCGCGGTAGCTCTGACCAGCTATATCTTATGGAAGGGCGTACAGATGCGCGAAGCCTTCCAATCGGAATCTGCGGACGTCCTGACAACCAACAAACTCAACGTGAGCGCACTCTCCAAGGACGCTGACGGTGGACAGGTGAGGTGGATGCATGTCGATAAACGAATGGACGTGTTTATGTGGAACGAGTATTTGTACTCGGCCTCCATGCGCCAAGCGCTTCAAGCCAAACGTGTGCTTGTAAACGACGTCGACTTTCTAAAATTGAAGCCGGCAACGGCCGACCCCGCCTCCCCCTCCACCGCCACCTCCACTCCTTCGCCGGTTGTTAGCGGGTATTTCCTGGCTCTGGTACCGCCGTCAAAGGTGTCGGCAATCAGATGCCCGTTCGACCTTGCGAATAAGCGAGTGGCATACTTTGATCGCTGTGACTATCAGCTCATTCAATCCATTATCTATGGCTACCGCATCTCTCCAGACGCACTGACGCTTACGGAAATACCTTATCAGGGCGTTCCACAGCTGGATACGTATGCGAACGATACCGACATTTTCATTACCTACGTGGTGCCCAAGAGCGCGTATCACGCCGCCGTCGGAACTCTGGAAATGGTCGCGCTGTCCTGGGAAAACGTCGATCTTGATCGTCTTGGACTCTTCTATCCGAACCTGCGGAAGCAATCCGTCCGTTTCTCAGACATTTCCGAGACCGCGCACCGGTTGCGCTCGTCCAGCGCGAATATTACGCTCATTGAGGCAGACCACTATATTGTTCCCTTTGAACTTCCAAACCGCCCGACCGAAGGCTTCATTTCAAGACTCGAGATTTCCCCAGAAGCTATCGACAGTCGATTCGCATGCTATGGAAACCTACAAATTGAATCCCGTGCGCTTTGCAATTCCAAATACGATGCTTTTGGGGAGCTCAAGCCCACTCAAACGGTGTGGGATAAGCGCTGCATGCGCGACGACGAATGTCCGTTTTACACTGAAGTAGATACCGACGGCTCATCGACGCCCTCGTCTCGTCGAGGCGGATGTCGCCAAGGCTTCTGCGAGCTACCGATTGGTGTGCAGCGCACATCGTTTATGAAGTACAATACACAAGACCCTTACAAACCCTTTTGTTATGGTTGCAGTCTCCGGGACGTCCCCGGATGCTGTGAAAAACAAGACCGCCCAAACTATGCATTCTCGTCGGATAAAAAGGTCATTGCTCCCGTCTAGCAGATCCCACCCAACCTAAGCGTATAGATCCACATATTTTGACCGCGTGCCTTCGAATTCGTTGCGCTGACCCTCTTGATTCTTAAGCGATGCAATGACGAAATAGTTGTGCATCATCTCGGAGCCACGATTCACGAGGCCACCCTGCCGGATGGCTTCTTCAATCGCGTCCTGAAGCACACCTTCGGCTTCTTCCGTGCGCCCGGCTTTGTGTAGGAGCACACCATACAAATGCATCGCATCTGGACTGCGGAGTCGCTCGATGGGCTTGTACATTTTTCGGACGCGTGGTACGTCAATGGCTTCCCCTGAATTCATATAGTTCAGCATTTGAACATACTCATTGTTGAAGATCAGCAGGTTATTGTTTTTGAGCATGCTCGGGCACAGCCCCAGTTTGCTGCCGTCGATGCACACGCGCTTGTGAAATGCTAGGATCTTGGATGATTGATCCGGCGCCGCCGTGTAAATGGCGTGCGACAAGAATGTCTTAAAATCAAAACGGATTGGCGTTGCCCGTTTCACAAGCGCAGCTGCCATCGCTGGGGTGACCAAATATGCCTCCTTACTGGGCAGGAATTTGCCACACAATCCAGAGACTGGCATCCATTTTCCAGGCGTACCACTAGGGTTTGCCAAGGACAGGCCCAACATGATCAAATCATACGCCGGCGGGCTATTCTTGAGCTCAGTCAAGAAGGCTTCCATATGCATCATGAAATCTTGCAGAACTGACGCGTCATCTTCGACCACCATAAAATGCGTTTTGCCCGCATCGTGAGCAGTCTGACCTCCCGCAACCATTCGGAGCGCAGCGAGGTGTTTCTCGTAATTGCATAGTTGTGGTACATTTAGCATGGGCATGGCCTTGTCATAATCTGCATCGCCCGTTTTGACGTAATCGACTTTGTCGCTATACGCTTTCAAATCGTTCTCAACGTGCTGCGCAGTCGGGTCGGTGATAACCACCGGTGGGGCAACTTGAATCCCGCCTACCTTCTTGCAAATCGAGGTGAGAACGGCGTAGAAACTGTCCTGCATTTGCTTGCGAGCACTCGATGCCCCTTTCTCATGGATGCAAAGTATTTGAATCCGCATTTGATGTTCTCAATCATCATAGTCTTTAACCTCGAGGCTAAAAATTGAAAAATAAATAATGAAAAGTATTAAAGAACAAATCTTACAACCACAGGGTAATCATGGACTTCTGCGATGTGTGCCGCAACATGCTTTTCGTGCGCACCGAGGAGGACAAGCTCGTTCAATTTTGCCGACACTGCCAGTTCTCCAAGAGCACCGATACACACAGCGCTGTCAAAATCACTGAGACGCTCTATTCTGAAGACGACCTTCTTTACAGCCAGAGTGTGAATAAGTACATTCGATTCGATCCCACGCTTCCGCGAACATGCGACATCAAATGCCCTAGCTCCGGATGCACAGGCCCAAAAGACGATCCGCGTGTGATTGTCTACAAGTATCATCCCGTCCAAATGAAATACTTCTATTGCTGTGACCATTGCGGGTATTCGTGGCGCACAGAGTCCAAAAAATGATGCGTGCCCAATAAAAAACGCGTATATAAGACAGAGGGCTGACTCCGTTTTAGTGCAGTAATTCAAACATGTCCGCTCACGGTGCGCACACAATTGCAGACGATGCCGAAAAGATCCTTCGCGCGGATAAGAGCGCATACGTCAGCAAAAACATTATGACAAAATACGAATTCAATCAGCTGGTCGGCCTGAGAACCATGCACCTATCACGAGGCGCACCGCCTCTTGTTGATGTTTCGGATCACGAATTCAAGTCCAACATGGATCTTCGGCAAGTTGCAGTTCGGGAGCTCATGGAAGGAAAGCTGCCTTACATCGTGAAGCGCACTATGCCAAATAACAAAGTAGAATACTGGGAAGCGAGTGAGCTGGATCTCGTAGCTGTGCGACACATGCTACGCGACGTGCATACGGCGATTAATGCTTCCAGCGATGGCCACAGTGTAGACATGTAAAGAAATGCGTCGATGGCTCGTCCGCGGACCGTGTCTGCAGCTCGTAGTAGGAGATCTTCTTCTTTTTGCACTTTCCACAAGTATATTTGTCCGTCATGGATGCTGCTGTTTGTTCGTAGGCGGCGCGGTTCTTTAGAACCTTTTTGTCAATGATTTCCTTCCAGCGCTCAGGAAAAACCATGTCGTAGCTCATCGCGGCGAGCTCATGAGGTAGGAACTCGCGCTCCTTCAGGCGATCCATGATCCGATCGTTTTGCACATAGGAATCGCGTTTGAGATTGCCGTAGATGCTACGACACTTTGAGCGATAGACTTCTAGAAATGGCTCGCATAGCCATGAAGCCGGGAAGCCTTTCGCCGCTGCATAATCGATGCACGCATTAAAGATACCGATTTCTAGGTCTTTAGCCTCCATTTCCGTCAGGCCCAACTCCTCGAATTTCTCACATGCAATCGCGCGGCATTTATGGATTTGTGCAGACATGTTGCGTCACGTCACGTTGCACGTCTGCCTTATTCAGTTTGTGTCAATTTTTATTTAAGTCGCAGTGTAAAAATTGACCCAAGCAGTATCTCACAAGCTCGTGCGAACTCAACGTAAAATGAATTTGGAATCGCTTTTGGGCTCAGACCCCTCCATCAATGTGGTCGAGCTCTACGTTCTCCCACCCCCCACAACCCTCGCGACCGCTGACAATTCCAATGTCTTCCGCATCGGCTGGGGAGATGCAGCACCGACGATCCTGGACGCATTTTCCCGATTTCCAAAGCAAGTAACGGAATCCAAAGACTACCATTACCGTGATATGGTATACAGTTTTGATGTGACCAGTGATCAGCAAAGACTCGTGTCGTGGCATCTGAAAAATGAACGACTACCTGAGCGTCCGAGTCGTGTCCCGCTCTACGTGACCTGCTATTTTGAAGAGGTGCTCCCTTCACACTGCTTCCCATGCACGATCGAAAGCACAGAGATCATACACGTCATTAAAACTGCCTATAAAATCAATAATCGAATGCATTTGATTCACGAGACCCATCCGGACGGCGTTTCTTTGAATCTTTACATACGTTATCAGCATTCTCCGAATGTTGATATGACAAAAATGCAGAGCGATTTGGATCGCATCATTCAAATCATTGAGCGGCACTATCCTCGCGCCGCAATGTGACGGATCGGCTCCCATTTATCAAAGTCCTTTTTGTACACGCAAGCGAATGGCTGGCTGACAGCGACTGTAAGATCCTTGAATACTGAACGTAGCATTTTGCTTGTCTTCAGCGTTGCAACATGCGCGATACCAAGCTTCACACCGCCGTCGTAAATATCAAAGACGTCGGGATTCTCCGTTTTACGTAGGTTCAGTAGCTTTTCGTCCACTCCAAGACGGGTCGTGGCTGCCGAAGTAACCGTATCCACCGCCGCGGCAATCGCGCCCACACCCGCATTCGCACCCGCCTGCTGTGGCGCGGGGCGGTCTTGAATGACGATATCTGTATCCGCGTTCGCGTCCGCACTTGTCTTGAACTCCGGGTTATCTTTTACCTTGCGGAAAACGGTCTTGATAAGATCTTCGTTGAAATTATAGAGTTTGGGTTTGAACTTGAGTGACTGTGGCCAGAAGTAGATCCCACGATTGGTATAGGGCAGGTTCGCCGAAAACGCCAATATTTCGTCCACTGTGCTGGCTGAGCATGGGAAGTACTTCTTCACCTGGAACAGACACACGTCGAGGAGGTCGTCGGCACAGTAGCGGTTTTTCAAAATGTCATAGACAGCTCCAATTCGATCCGACAGAATCTTGTTGTAAAGAACGCGACCTGCCAGTGCGACAACGTCATTGATGAGGAATACCCAGCTACCATTGACGTCTTTCACCATTTCGCCGTCCATCACCGTGCCATCAAAAAGCTCGTCCGCAAACCGGCCTTTCCCGAGAATGATGCGGGGTTTCTCGTAACCCGGTTGAACTTTTTTATCCACAAAGTAAATGATGTTGGCATGCTCGTAGCGCGAAAAGAACATATAGTATGGGTTGCCATTGGAGCGCAAGCATGCGTAATGCGGTGAGCGGTCGAGATGGCCTACACTGGTCGCATCCAGACGGTACCAGTGCTTTTGCAGAATTCGAATTCCATACTTTGCCTCCAACTCGGCCAGAATAGCATCCTTCACATCGGAGGATTTGATGTTAAATCCGACACGGTCGCAAAAAGAAATAATTCCGGTATGCATCTCACTCGGGCGTATATCCAAATCCGTTCTTTTCTTTACATCATTTTTTGTCCACGGCTGCCAGACGCATATTGTTTTGGGACTTGGCAACAGACAATGGAATGTCAATCAACGGCAAGTCTGTGGAAAATGGCTTGCTGGGAGGGCACGAACCAATTGGGCCCATTGTATCGTCCTCGGGGACAGCTCCTAGGGTTTGCGCTGGGAAGAAATCGTTGAGTACAGGATTGTTGATCGCAGCAACTGCGGCGCCAGCACCCGTTCCCGTCGACCCGGTCGGCTGTGCCGACCCAGTCGGTTTGTCTTGGTGCACGGACTCGGTGCGCACGATGGAGTTCAATTGGAGTTTGGCGCGCACGGAGATGCCATAAAAGAGCACAGCGACCACGGTAAACAGCAACGTAAGATAAAGTTTGGCAAAGATCGACATATCTATATCATATTGAGATAAAGAGAACAAAATAAAAGCTATAAGTGATGCGAAGCGCTAGGCCATGTTGATGAGCGAAGTCTTATGTGCGTCCTTTTATGCCGCTGGCATGCTTGTTTTTGCCATTTATCACGTGTGTGGTTACCGTAGGCGTGTCCATATGAAAGCCTTACACATCGATATGGTTGCGCCTTTGTATTGTCCAACAAACCTGGCGACCAACAACGAATGCGAAATTTGCCCAATATGCCTCGAGTCGTTTGAGTCCCGCGGTGATCTCCGGCGTACCGTGTGTGGCCACGTTTATTGTGCCGAGTGCATCCAGAAATGGTTGATACGTATGCCGGTGTGCCCGCTTTGCAATCGGTCATTGTAACCTTCGCGATTGCGATTGCGATTGCGACTCCTCGAACGCAAGCCCTTGAAGATAAATGTGCATACGATCGTTCACTTCGGACGCAATTTGCATATACTTTTCAATTTCGTTCATGAGCGGTAGAGTGCCATCCGCACTGGCAGCAAAAGATGTGTAGTTTCGTAATATGTTTTCCCGTACGAACTCGAACCGAATGAAATGGCGCATGGTTTCATCAAACGGCGGGGCGAACCCGGATCCCATGATGTACGTCGAAGCGATATCTAGGGTTCGCAAGCACTCGTAGAAACGTTGGAGGTGGTTCGATCTGTACGACTCATAAATCGGACGCAATGTTTGGAAGCCTGCAAATGCCATCTCCTGTACATGCACGGCGTTTTTGGACGCGAGTGGGTTCTTCATATTTTTTCGCACAACATCCTCAAAGGCTCTTTGTGCATGTAATATCATTTGCCGAGCATTTTCGATCGAGCGTAGTAAGTTACTCAGTTCCGCTGCATGACCTTCTGCAAGCTGCATATTTTGTTGGAAAGTCTCGTTACTGCTGAGAGCATGGTTTGAGATGTAATATAAAGTCATGGTTTTCGCGCCATCTTTGAAGACACTCAGCAGACGGAATAAATTGGTTGCATGCTCTCCTGTCACATGATGCAGTTTGTCTTCAAGTTTCTCGAACTGGAATGGCAATTTTTGCTTCGATAATCGCTGGCGGGCGCTCACATTTCGCAAAGTTTGCGCTGCGCGGAAGCACGCTTCATACGCGTTGCCGACTTGTGAGAGTTTTGAACCTGGATTCTGGATGTCGTGCATGAGTGCAACGTCGTAGTCGTTCAGACTACTGGGCTCCGGGAAGCGCACAGATCCAGTCGTTGCAAGTTGTTTGAGACGTTTCCATCGGATCTGATCCTTCTCGCGCTTCTGCCCCCACAGTCGAGTTCTGCTGAGCGCATGATCCTGATATGTATTGCGCAAGTCTTTCAGTAAAAATTTTAAAGAGGCCACCGGCAACCCGAGGTCAACGATATAATCGTCATGGAACTTGGAGAAACTTTGTAAGGCTATGTCGAGAATCGCAAAATGTAGATCATGGGTTACAGTGAACTTGGTGACTCTGTCGTACACGTACTCGATCTGGAGCTGTGCCATGTAATCGATACTAAAGAGATCTACGGGGAACACCTGCGACCGCCCAATCTTTCGCAAGCGGAATTGTAGGGACGTGTCCACGGATGGTTTGATCACAACGGAGGTCACACGTAGACCGTCCGGTAGTTGGAGGCCTCCAAGTTGATCAGGCGTAAAACGGATATTCGCACTTGTAAGTGGCTGAAGTACGCTCGCTTTGTTCGAAATGAGATAAGCGATCAGAGTAGACATACGGTTTTGCACAATCGTCTGCAACTTTTCAATAAATGCCTCTGAGGAACCGTCCGCATAAAACACCTTCGCATCGATATCTGAAGTCGCAGTGTCGCCAAGGTATCTTCGGATCGCATCGCCGCCAACAATCGCGATTCGCGATTTCCCTTGAAGCTGTGGATGCTGCTTAAGAGTCGTATCGATTGATTTAATGCATGCATTGATGGGGGCGCGCATAGTTTCCATCAAATACGCATTGAACGCACTCACAAACGCGTCGATATAAGGTATGGCATTCTGAAGGAGGCGGTACAGTATTTTCTCATTGTATACGTCCGGGCTTCTGATCGGATGCCATATTCTCTGATAGTGTAGAGAGTTTTGAAAGTATACAGCTTCTTTGGATTTATGTTGCGAGGTAAAGTATTGGAACAGTAGGTCACGACGTATTGTGTCCACATCGAGTCCTTTGTCACTGATGCGGTTATCCGATATGAAATGATTAAACAGGAAGAGACCATCGTCGCTCAAATAGTGTAATTGTGGCGTCTCCGATAGGCTCACGAGATAGGTACGTTCAAAGTCCGCGAGATCTAGACCCTCAAATACAAACACCTCAACAAATGCAATCAGAAACGCTTTTTGCGAAGTATCGGGAGCTTCCGCGGGACGCTCCACCGATTTTCGCCGCGACCTACGCGTTTCGCGCTGATAACTCTGATCACGTAACTGAAGAAGCACGGCATAGCCTGGGAAACTTTCGCCCGATACCGGCTCCGATGCCATGCATCTTTTATTGAATCCAGCAGTAATGATTTCAAGAGACGATTCAAAGTGCGGTAATTCTTGACGCAGTTGTGATAAGAGCGTGTTCATTTCTTTGCACAACTTTGTCGCCAGAGTCTTTCCGACCTCTGCAGTGTTTGTGACGAAGAACACGTCCCAATTACCTGCAGATATGGCTGCACGTTTTCGAATCGAGAGCGGGGCATGACCTTCCAGCACTGGAGCCCCACGATGTCTCCACCAATGGTCCCATGATCTGCTCCCACCCATCCATGCCAGGTAACCCTGCTGTTTTGTGTCAGCAGGTGCATGTATAAAAATGCGTGTCAACATTTCTTGTACTGCGTCTGAGATGCTCGGTTGTTTGACCCACGCTTGATCCAATGCACGCTTCTTTAAAGGGGTGCGGACGAAAGGGGTGTCTTGGCATCGCATGCGCCCCGGGGTTGTAAGGACATCGTCGTCTGCAATAGGAAATTCTACACAACCCTGCTCGAAAACGGGGTTCGTCGGATCCATGGGGTCCATTCCGGCTTTCTTACAGTACTCCAATAAAATTATGAATTTAGGAAATTGCGCATTGAGATGATGCAGCGTAAAGCAATCATGGTGGCGACCTACCTCACTTCACGAGGCTACGCCATTGATCTCAAAGATAATGAGCAGCTCATAACCGACCTCCGCAAACAACTAACCGTCAAGCCACGCGTGAACCCCGACATGCCCAGTGCGGAAAGCGCCCGCGAGTTTCCGGTGTTCCGTGAGAGTTCAAAAAAGTTCTACATGCCGCGCGCCTTTGGCCTTGCGCGCTTTGGTGTGCCGCACGTCAATAAAATGCACGCAGGTGAAGATGCATCGGCGCACCTGAAATTCAAGGGGAGACTTCGCAATGAACAAGAGGAACCCGTCCGGCTCTTTCTCGAGGCATGCCACGACCCATTGCGTGGAGGTGGCATCATTTCCGTAGGCTGCGGTTTCGGTAAAACGCTCATGGGGCTTTACATCGCATGCCAGCTCAAGCGTAAGACACTTGTCGTGTGTCATAAAGAGTTTCTCATGAATCAATGGCGTGAGCGCATCCAGGAGTTCATCCCCACGGCGCGCATCGGACGCATTAAACAGAGCAAGGTCGACGTCGAGAACAAGGACATTGTCCTGGCAAGTCTGCAAAGTCTGGCAATGAAAGAGTATGACGACGCCATCTTTGCATCCTTTGGCTTTGTCGTAATCGACGAGTGCCATCACACGAGCGCAGAAGTCTTCTCGCGCGCGCTTCACAAGATCACGGCGCCTTTTGTGCTCGGTCTTTCCGCGACGCTCGACCGCAAAGACGGGTTGCGCAAGGTATTCGAATGGTTCCTAGGCAAACCCGTATTTCAGCTTAAGAAGCGACTCGAAGCCGATCTCAACGTGCAGGTGGTGCCTTTTTATGATCCACACCCCGATTACGGTCGGGAACGCTATATGTACAACGGGAAGCTCAACGTTGCACAGATGATCAATGCTATCTGCGATTTCCCACCGCGCAATGCTCTCATTGTTGAGACGCTTAAGGATATTTTTGAGAGCGAGCCGGATCGCAAGGTACTGATTCTCAGCGACCGACGGAGGCACTTGCAGATCCTGGAACAGATGATTCGAGATGCCAATCTGGGAACGGTTGGTTATTATGTAGGAGGCATGAAAGAAGCGGATCTGAAAGCCAGCGAAGGCCAGAAGATTCTGCTCGGAACCTTTGCTCTGGCGAGTGAAGGCATGGACGTGCCGACACTGAATACGCTCGTCTTGGCGTCTCCTGTCACATCGATTGAGCAACCGATCGGGCGCATTCAGCGACAGAAAGCGCATGAACGTCTCTATACGCCTCTCGTGGTTGATGTTTGGGATCAGTTCAGCATTTTCAGAAACCAAGGCTGGCGTCGCTTGGCGTTTTACAAAAAGAACCAATATAAGATCCTTGGTGCCGGAGCCGATGCAAGCGCCGCCGATGACGCAGGTGCCGACGAAGATACGGTCGCGGATGCCGTACCGAAAAAGAAGAAGTATACGTTTGACGATGACGATGAATGAAGAAAATATTGATACATGTTAGAGCATCTCAAATGCATTACTTCCTACGCGTCTTGGCGCTTACAGTTCTTGTTCTGATGACGATCGTGGATCTACCGCGCATTCAATGGTTGCGCAACGAAGAGATCCAGATGGTGCTTGGCACCATCATCATCTTTGTGCTGGTCATGTATGACGTGCTGACGGGCGCTCTCCTCGCGGCGTCGCTGTTTATTGCCTACTTCCGCCTCAACAAGGCTAACTTCAACGTGTTCGACTGGGCATCCTCCAAGAACTTCGGCGACATTCTGGAACTGAGCAGTGCCTATGTCAGCGAGGAGCACCTGAAGGCGGCGCAATCCAACTTGGTAAGCGAGGAGGATTACGAAAAAGAAATGATTGGCATTGAAGGCTCAGTGTATGGCGCCCAAGGCATTGACAAGACCATGCCGGGCTATGCGAACGGCTCCACCCTGGGCGTCATGCGGGCGGCGGCAGATTACTGATGCTTTTTATTGCTGGTTTCCAATGTAGTCGTTTACGCTGCTCGGGATGTAGGCATTTGCACCAATGCCGTTGGTGCTGCTGCTCGCGCTGCTCGAGCGGTTGCTTGGGCTCGCTTTAATACCAAACATGATGGTCAGGATGAGCGTCAATAGGCACATGAAGACCGTGCCACCCATGAGGATCATGAATGTGTTTTTTGACTTGAACTGGTCGCGTGCCAGTACAACGACAATGATGACCTTGATGGTGTACAGGAACACCAGTGCGCTGAGAATGCAGATGAAAAGTGCGACATTCTTGTGGTACGACCAGTAGAAGATGGCAGCAATGATCATCGCCCCAATCATCAGACCGACGCTCATGAAGACGTTGCTCACGATGCTCTTGCTGTCTTCTTCCGTCACGAATCCCTCTTGTACAAAAATGGGCAAGAGTTTGCTTGCCGTCTCGGCGTCGCCAGGACTGCCAGCAACCATGTCTGTGAGCGGTTTGGGCATACTGAAAAGCGTGTCCATGATATTTACTATTCTCTTAGGAAGACTTTATTTTTGCTCATAGAATGTCAAAAGGACATAGAAAGCCGCAGCCAGCAGCAACGCACGTACGAACATATCGTAGGTTTCTAGCACACTAAGACGCGGGATCTTTTCATACAGCATTTGGGTGAGATTGGGGTGGAACGCGATCGCGCCTAGGACGGCGACGACGCCGGCGAGCTTTAGGTGTTCCATGTTGAGCTCCAACAGCGAGCGGCTGCCGGTGTTTGAGTGCGAATGTGAGAGTTGCGGAGCAACGGCGGCTATGGCACTTGCCGGTCGGCGTTGAACGGGTGCCGCCGCCTGTTGCTGCGCGGCATCCTCAAAGTCTTTTTCCATGTCCTGAAGGACGGCTGTAACGACTTCATCTGCATCATGAGGCGAATCGCGCACGGCAGACGCCGCCGCACCCGCAGCACTTTCAGGAAGCGTATGGACAGGCGTAGCCATGTTCATTGTCTACAAGTTATGAAAGGCAATAAAAACAATCATTTTGGCGCACTTGGCGTGCCAAACGCACTTACGGCGCCGGCCCGATCGCCTCGGGCATGCAAGCCGCGTCTTTGGCGGCATACTTGAAACACTCGCCATCGATTTTGTAAACCGCCTCCCTCACTTCAGCGAGTGGCGGTGCGTAAATAAGGACGCATGACTTCTTATCCTTGCATACGCGCTGGAACATAAGGCTCAAACCCAAACCAATGATGACGGCGGTGAGGATCTGACCCTTGTCCGTGTACAGCAAGCCATTTGCCAATCGTCGAAGCTGCAGCATCGCTGCCTTACGCGGAGACAATATTTTGTTCGGTGACGTCCGGTGTGCATGTAACGGATTTCACTGCATAAACATAGCACTTGCCGGTCGAGTCCTTATACACGATTTTGCCAGCATTGATCGGAGTGGGATATTTAAGGATCACTGGTATGGATGGGCGTGCGAGGTAGACATACAGGATGCCTGCGCTAAAGGATACCAAGAACCATACCCAGCGGAACTGAAATGCCTGCTGCATTACTCTTGACTTACGTCAACATTTTTCCGCGCGCGAGGCAATCGGACATATTTCGTGAAGATGGCCGAGGGTTCACCGGCATCCATGTAGGCTTCGGTCATTTTTACTGCTTCCTCCGCATACGTTCGCAGCGCCGCCCGACCGGTTCGCGCAGCCCTTTCTTTGAGATTCAAGAACGCTTCCAAGTGCACCATCTTGCTTTGCTCCAACTTCATCTGCACTTTGTTGCGAGTTTGTTCGTGTGCGCGCTGGTAGTGCATCAGCAGGTCGCTGTCGTGCTGTGTATAGACAGCATCCTTCAGTTGGATTTTTTCAAAGGCATTCTGAAGCGAGCGCGCATCGGCTGGGTCGTCCAGCACATGATCCATGAAGCACTGCGCAAATGCGTTGAGCGCCTCTTGTTTTTCTATGCCGGCGTCCATGTTGCCCCTACTATATCGGTTCAGGTTAATTTCGCATCGTCGGCCACGTAGTGACATCCTCGAATAGGCTCTTGAACTGTTTGCTGACCTTGTTGGCTTCGATTTCGGACAGCTGTTCTTCGTATTGTGACATCGGCAGATACTTGATTTCAACCGTCTTTGGTGGACACGTTGCAGCCGCTTTCTTGCTGTAGTACCCCTGCACAACAAGAATGCTACCGACGAAAAGGAAGAACACCGCGATCGCTTTCATACCGCTTCTCTATTCATATCATAACATATTTGGGGAAATGGTTTGAACAAAAAAATAAATCACGCTCGCGGGCTTTTGTTTATTGTGATTCGCCAGTTGCGCTAGTTGCGCTAGTTTCGGCGTCAGCGCTGGTGCCCGCGCCCGCGCTCTCTTGCGCGCGCTTTGCCATCCACGGATCTTCGTCCTCCGTCATGGCCTTACGCATCTTTTCTTGTTTTCGCTGCTCATACACCTCATCGCGAATGGTCATGTTGTCCTTGTACTTCTTCATGAGCGTATTGAGCGCTGTGTCCGCGTATTCCTGGTTGTCAAGCATTTCCGGACTCGGCGACCACGGGCACCAGCAACCCACCTGACCAATAAAGATGTCAAACTTGTCGCCTTGGCGCTTGAGCACTTCGGCGCGCACCTGCGCCTCCTTGAGTGTATCAAATACACCGCGCACCTTGATGCCGCGGACGCACGTCTGGAAGTCATTCTCAGCGGAGAATTCGCGGTCAATATCGGCGGCATGCAGGCCGCGATAGAACTTGTACTGTTCTTGGAGTTCGGCCTCGTCAAAGACGTACTTGTGGACTTCCATGACCTGCTCAATATTTCCGGCGGCTTCTGGGAAGCGTTGCTTCATTCCTTCGAATAGCGCCTTGACGTCCTTAGAAAATTGGCCTAGGAAGCGGTTCATCGCATACACATCCTTGTCCTTCAGAAGCTGCTCAGGCGAGATGAAAGAGAGACAGACGTAGTTTTGGCCACGAATCGGTTTGTCTTCGTCGAGATAATCTACCTCCTTCGTCGGAACGAGCGGGGTCGACATGTTATGAGTAGTTTATGTATCCAGCGTCTTAAATCACTTATCTTTTTTCTCGTCATAAATTAACAAAAGCAAATGAACTACACCTTTGACTTTCAAGAGATTGCCATGCGCCTGGCCAAGTACGTGATGGAAGGTGCCGCCGTCGGCATCGTGGCCGCGATCCTGCCGTCCAACCCCCTGAAGTGGCAGGAGGCGGTTGTCATTGCCCTGGTGGCGGCCTGCATGTTTGCCATTCTGGACGTCCTCGCGCCCAGCATCGGTGGATCGGTGCGCCAAGGTGCCGGTCTAGGCCTCGGCTTCAACCTGGTCGGCTTCCCCGTCGCCTAGGCCACAACCTAAATGGACTGAATAAACTGCCAATGAAGTTCTTCGCAGATATTCTTCCAGATCTGGTCTTGCAAATGTAATTTTTCTCGGCTTTTCAGCAAAGGGAAATGCTTTAAATACTCGTCACGCTCCAGCAGCTGAAAGAACTTGTACAACACGTAACTATACGACAGGAAGTTCTTGCGGTCTTTCGGACAGTGTTTCAGGAACGGCGCTTGGATTTCTTTGAACATCGAGCGCAGTTTGTCCTCCAGGTCGGGTGTAAAATTTGGCGGCGGCATCCCATTGATGCGGCTGATGATGTAGGGGCCATGCTCATAAAACTTGTTGAGTTTGAGCTTTTTCAGAATCTCGCGCATTTTGCTGTACGTGATTTTGGATGTATCGTAAATCTTTTCCTTCTGGATCTCGCTCACGATTCTCTCGAATATTTCTTGCGGAATATCGGTACTTTCTTTCCCTTGGATTTGCGACAACCACTCCTGGAAATGATTGATTCGCTTGTATGAAAAGTGTGAGGCCTCTTTCATCGGCTGGCGCTGGGTCGGTTTGTTCTGCTCCACCAACATGAGCTCTTGATACCCACATGCAGCACATACCATGATGCCGTCTTGAAGCATGCACAAGAGTGGCGTATCGCATTTCGGACAGTTACTTGCCGCTGCGTCGTCCCCAGCAAATTGAATGAACGTAGGATCCGTTAGCGCCATGTATTTCTCGACCAGTGCGCGCTTATCGCCCGCACACGTGCTCGCGCCTCCTGATAAACCGCCGCATTCGGCTGTGGCGCCGCCTGTCGCACAGGAGGGTTGGGACTCGGGCGCAGCTCCCGGCGCTTCATTCGCTGGCGTGGCGATCAGGTTGAATGCTTCCAAAATACTCTTGTTCTGGGGCGGCAGGTGCTTCTTCCGCCCGCGCACCATCGGCTTCTCAATGTTGATGGGTGCCACCGATGCGTGTTCGCTCGTGCCTTGCAGTTGGAGAAGGTCATAATACGAGAACAGAATGGCGGCAGTATTTTCAAAATAAGTGATTTCGTCCTCACCCGATTCGAGGCGGTTGATTTCGCGCTCTAAATAACGGATGCGATCCTTGCATAACAGATTACTCGACCACACCGTCTCGTATTCCACATCATCCCACGCAACCTGTCGATCGACCAAATCCTGAATCCTTACCTGAAGGTTTTCAAGTGTGTTGGCAAACACGGCATATTCCGCACGCAGAGTAGATATTCGTGCGCGCTTCTCAGCAATTTCATCAAGCGTACGCTGATGCCGTGCGTCCAATGTGAGTTCCTTGTGGCTTTCGGTCAACGGCAATCTTTTCTTGGAGCTTTTCTCTTTAAACATAACGTCTAAATGTCGGTGAAATGCATCTGCTTAAGTGGGTGCGTCCAAAATCTTGCGCGCAAAAATATTTTCTCTGTATAAGTTATCAAACAATCAGATGGGCGGAGGACTACTACAACTCGTTGCTTACGGAGCTTAAGGGTTCGGTCAAGGGGGTACTACGCCCCCTTACACGTCATGGGCTTCAACAGTGGGCAGCCATCATGGTTCCTGAAATTACCATGATGGGGAAACCTGTGTAAATTTCAGGGGATAGATTTCCCGCCATCTATCCGATATAACCTGCTAGTGGTTTTGGTTGCTTGGCAGCCGGACCGCAAGATCATCAAATTGCCGGAACCCCCTAAAGTCATCCGTACTAACCCAAGGTAGCAATACACTTGGCGGCTCAGAGTAATGAACTGAGAGAGAGTAAAAACCGGATGAATGATTGGATGAAAATCCATGAAATGGGCAATCGGCAGCCAAGAACCTATGTTTGCATTTCATCTGACAGCGCATAGGTTTGCAGTTCATCGACTAGACGGTGATCGGGCTTCAAGGATGAATGGATCAGCATTCGGAGAAGTCTTAAGATATAGTCAAGCAATATGGGAAACCATATTGATTTTTCCTGCAGGACGTGTACCTGACCGGAAACCCTCAAATCACCTTCTTCAAGGTGGTTTACAGACGCCATTAACTGGTAGTGGAGAAAAGTTACACGCCACAAGAATCTGGGCACTTCTTGTGGAAAACCCGTTTTGACTCCCAGCGCTGCAAAAGCAATGTCAGTAGCTAGTAGTTTCGCCTCGCGCATCATTGCGGCGCGCCGCGGACTGCAAGACACCTGGATGCGGGAAACCCCTTAGAGCTTTCTTCCCCAAGGGTCATGCCGAAAGGATGACCTGGCCAAGAGTAAACACTTGGGTACGGGAACAGTAAGAAAGATTGGGCAATCCGCAGGTCAGTACCTACGAACGCAACGTCGATGTTTATGGTACGGCTTCAGAGATCGCAAAGGTGTCGGGATACGATGAAGAGCAAGACACTCGGAGTATTCTTAAGGTACGATCCATCCCTTTTGGGAAACCAAGAGGTAGAAGAGACCAACTTCTCTCAAGAAGCCATTGAGCAAACGTTCAACGGCACTGCCGATTTCGGCAAGCGTGTGACGTGCCAGATCTCCCGCAACGGTGATCTGATCCACCGCATGTACCTACAAACCACCCTGCCGGCGGTTTCCGGTGGCAAGCAATGGGTGCCTTATGTCGGTCTAGCGCTGATCAAGGAGGTGGAGATTGAGATCGGAGGCCAGAGAATCGATAAAGCGTACTCGGAGTGGCTTTACATCTGGAACGATCTGTCGCTGCCCCAAGGCAAGCGCGCCGGCTACGACACCATGGTTGGTGCCAGCCTGGCTGCCAACTCGGCAGCCACGACTCTATACGTTCCTCTAGAGTTCTGGTTCTGCCGCAACCCGGGTCTAGCGCTACCCCTGATTGCCCTCCAATACCACGAGGTCAAGATCAACATGGTCTTCCGCGACAAGGCCGAGCTGGTCACGGACAGCAGCGCCACCGGCGTTAACTCGCTGGATCGCACTTCGCTGTGGGTTGATTACATTTATTTAGACACCGACGAAAGACGCAGATTCGCTCAGCTGAGCCACGAATACCTCATTGAACAAGTTCAATTCACTGGCGACGAGAGCGTTACGGGCACCAACAACAAGGTGAAGCTAAACTTCAACCACCCAGTGAAGGAGCTGATCTGGGTTGCCCACCTGGACGCCATGGTTGGCGCAGGCAGCCTTGGCTCGAACCAATACTTCAACTTCACCAACAACCCGACGGAGGCCAGCGGTGCCAACATCGTCACCAGCGCCAAGCTGCAACTGAACGGCCACGACAGATTCGCGGAGCGCCACGGCTCGTACTTCAACCTGGTGCAACCTTTCCAACACCACGAGAACGTGCCGAGCAGCAAGGGGGTTTGCGCGTATTCCTTCGCGCTGTCCCCGGAGTCGCACCAACCCAGTGGGTCGTTGAACATGAGCCGCATCGATTCCGCCGTTCTAAACGTCACGACGTCGGTTGCCAGCGCGGCCAAGCTCAAGGTGTTCGCTCTGTCGTACAATGTCCTTCGCGTAATGTCAGGAATGGGCGGCCTTAGCTACGCAAATTAGTCACAACGCGTAATCAGGGCCTAAAAGCAGTTGTCCACAGAGATGCGAGCTCTTTCTGTGGAAAAAACATTGTGCTCTCGCCCCAGAAGCCAACTGCTAGTATTTGGGGAATTTTGGAAAAATATTTTTTCCATAACATACAACTCCTCAAATGCAACACACCTTGTTGTTCGGGAAACCCCTTAGAGCCTTTCCTACCAAAGCTGGCGTCGAAAGAACCAGCTGGCCAAGATGAAACTTGGGTATGGTAAAAATGGGAAGGATTGGGCAATCCGCATGCTCACTACCTAAAAGCGCTATTGTCGAGCTCATGGTAGGGCGTCAGAGACTGAACGGGTGTGGGTCGAT